CCCATCGTCGTCGCTGGTCTGCTGATGATTCCCGCCTGCCTGTACTCGCAGGATGCGGGAGAGGTCGTCGTGCTGAAGAACATGGGCGGCTCCATCGCCGGATATTCCGCCGACGCGGGATTCCATGGCAAGCTCCCGTGGCAGTCCACCATGCAATACGACACCCGCAACAACGTCATCAGCTATGTGGCCAAGGGCGAGGAGGACTACGACGGAGGCTCGGCACGAGGCCCGCAGGTCACCGTCAACGACAAGAACGGCGCACAGGCCGACATTGACATCCAGGTCAACTATTCGCTCGACCCGAAGTACGCGATGGACCTGTACAAGGACTACGGCAAGCAGACCACATTCGTGAAATCGGTGGCAGCAGTCGACGTGCGCAGCGTGCCCCGCGAGGTCTCCGGCCAATTCGACACCATCCAACTATTGACCGATCGCAGCAAGTACACCGCCGCCATCCAGAAGGCCCTGACCGCGAAATGGAAGGACATGGGTCTGCGCGTCGAACAGGTCAGTGTGCAGGAGATCCGCTACCCCAAGTCCATCACCTCGAAGTACGCGGAGGCACAGGCCGCCGAGATCGACAAGCAGAAGGCATTGAACGAGCAGGAAGTCGAGAAGACCAAGGCCGAGACCAAACGCATCAAGGCGCAGGGCGAGGCCGACGCCAACAAGGTGCTCAACGACTCCCTGACCGACAACGTGCTCAGACAGCACTACATCGACGCATTGCAGAATGCCGACCAGCTGGTTGTCACCCCCGAGGGATCCAACACCCTCATCCAACCCAAGTGAGTCAAACCATGAACGCCAAGGATTACGGCCATCACTTCAGCGGCTATCGCAGGTCCGACGAGTGCGAGCCGTCCCAAGGTTTCATGCACCGTCTCGTGCTCTGGATCGTCGCGTACGCGGTGTGCGTCGGCTGGATGATGACTCACATGGGGTGCGCGCATCCCATCGAAAACGGCATCGCCGCGCTCATTGGCTTCGGTTTCGTGCCGCTCCGACTGATCGATCTGGTGTTGAGCGAGGCGGGCGTCGAATACGAATAACTGTCTTGCCGGTCGGCGTGGAAAACCGGCTGACAATCGGAAGGAAAACCGCAAACCCTCGTGATAACCGAAAAAACCAAAACAGATACTGTGTCTGTTTTTTGAACCGGCGTCGGCCTTGTTGCCACCGTTTGCTTCTCGGGCCGATGCCACGGGCGGCGCAGGTTGCCCCCAGTCAAGATCGCGTAGGTCAGGTGTGCGCGGCAAAGACCGGGATCACGCTTCGATGCGTGGCCGTCCACGACCGAAAGGTTAAAAAAAGAAAACCCCCGCTGGCACGGGGGCGAAGAAAGGATCTCCAATAGAAAGGATAACCCCATGAGCGTAGAAACACCGAACCTCATGAGTGTGGCCCAGCTCGCCGAACACTACGGGCGGGCGAAGAAGACCATTCAGAACAAGCTCACCCGAGGCTGGGGGCCAGTGCCGGTATTGGACCCGGACACGGGACAGGTGCTCGGCTTCCGCGTCGAGGAGGTGAACCGTTTTGACCAGCGCAACCAACGCACCCGCAAGCAATACCTGTATGACTGATCTGCCTAACGACATGTGGCTGGCGGTCGCCGGGAAGCTGCTCAAAAACCTTGACATCCTTACCGCGCACCCCACACGGCAGAGCCTCGCGAGCCTCATCGGACTGAGCGTCCACGAGGCCGGGCTACGGCTCGTCGGACTACGAGAGGATATGGATGACGGACACGGTGGAACTGTGGAGTCCGATCACGGACGATGGCGTGCGCATGACGCCGGGCGAATTGATCGTGGAGTTTATGGATCTTATCAGCGACCGGAACAGTCAGACCGGCAACCCGTACCTGTACGTGATGCCGTTGCCGAACATGGTCGTCATCGACAGGCAACGGCGCAGGGTGAGTGCACGAGTGGAATATGTCAGCAAATCGAAGCTAAGGAGCAGCAATGAAACGAGTGACCGTTGACATGGCAGCACAGGCGACCGGCCTGTTCGACGTGCACCGTTTCCGCCAGCGCACGAAGACGGATCGTGAGAGTGCGTGGCGCAAGTTCCGCGCACTGGGCGTCGGCGGCTCGGACATGAGCACGATCCTCGGCCTCAACCCGTACTCGACCCCTTACGAGCTGTGGTTGGAGAAGACGGGCCGTCAGCAGCCGGAGGACATCAGCGGCAAGTGGGCGATCGTCAAGGGCAACGCCTTGGAGATCGAACTGCGCCGCCGATTCCGCCAACTGCACCCGGAGTACCAGGTCATCGACGGCACCGACATCAGCCTCGTGTCCAAGGAGCATCCGTTGATGCACGCCTCGCTGGACGGTTTCCTCTACGACTCCGAATCGGATTCGTTCGGGGTGCTGGAGATCAAGACCGCGAACGCGAACCGTGGGCGCACCGACTGGCACGACGAGACGGGCGAGCTCGTGGCCCCGCAGTACTACATGGCGCAGGTCACGCATTACATGGCCGTCACCGGCTTCCGCTGGGGGTATTTCTACGCGGACATCGGCGAGGCGGAACCGGTCGAGGTTCGTTTCGAGCGCGACGAGGACGACGTGAACGCCGTGGTCAAGGCCGCCGAGGACTTCTGGGGTTTCGTCACCCGCGGCGAAATGCCCGCCCTGACCGGCGCGGACGTGGACAAGGCGCAATCCATGCCACCCTACCCGGACGGCTACGAGCAGGTCGTGGACCATGAATTCGACGACCTCGCCGCCATGTACTCCACGTACGCGCAGGCCGAATCCAACGCCAAGAAAGCGAAGGAGAAGATCGCCGACCAATTGAAGGCGATGGTCGGCGCGGAACGCGAGGGCCTGATCAGCGGCGGATGGAAGGCCGGATACCGGACCGTCCACTACAAGGAGAAGCCAGCGATCGAGGCGAAACCCGCATACGACCAGAGACGATTCACCATCACCCAACTCAAAACCAAGTAAGGAGAACCGATATGGGACAGTTAGCGACGCAGGCGCAGAACGCGCAGATGCAGACGATGAACCCGCAGAAGAACATGAAGAGCCTGCTGGAGAGGAGCTGGCCGCGCATCGCGGCCGTCATCGGCAACAACCTCAGCCCGCAACGCCTCTACCAGATGTACGTGAGCACCATCAACCGCGAACCGCAGCTCGCCAACTGCGGCGTGGAATCGGTGCTGTCCTGCTTCATGAAATGCGCCGCATTGGGCTTGGAACCGTCGAACGTGGACGGATTGGGACGCGCCTACATCCTGCCCTACGGGAACAAGAACTACCGCACCGGACAGAAGGAAGCCACACTCATCATCGGCTACAAGGGCATGATCGACCTCGCACGCCGCAGCGGCCAGATCAGGGACATCAGCGCCCGAGCAGTCCATGAGGGCGACGAATTCACCTACAGCTATGGCCTGAACGAGGACCTGCGGCACGTGCCGTGCGCGAAGCCCGGCAAGCTCACCCATGTGTACATGATCGCGAACTTCAAGGACGGCGGGCATTACTTCCAGGTGATGAACGCCGACGAGATCGAGGCGGCGGCGAAACGCAGCCCCAGCTACGGCAAGGCGGTCAGCCCGTGGAAGTCCGACTATGAGGCCATGGCGAAGAAGACGGTAATCCGACGCGCGTTCCCCTACCTGCCGGTCAGCGTGGAGGCCCGCGACGCGGCCGCAAGCGACGACCAGACACCGGATTATTCCGACGTGTTCCGTCCACTGCCCACCGTGACTGCGGACGATTCGCCGGTTGACGTGAGCGTGGACGAACCCGAGGAACCGGAACAGCCGCAGCCGTCTCCCGTCGAGGCGAAGCGTTCTGAGATGATTCGACGCTTCCAGACCTTGGGCGTGGCTTCGGACGCGGAGGCGTGCGAAACCATCTCGAAGATTCTGAACCGCGAAGTGAAAGCCAGCGACGAACTGTCGGAGGCGGAGCTTGACAAGGTGATCGGCCAGTTGAAGGCCGGCGTGAAGGAAGGTGAGTGAGACCATGGCGGGAAAAGCGACCATCATCATCCAGGGCACGGCGTGGGGCGTGCGAGAAACGCAGAACGGCAAAAGGTATCTGAGCGTATCGGTGTCGCCCGGCTACCGTGACCGGAACGGCAACTGGAAAAGCCAGCCGGAACATTACTACTCGGTGTGGCCTGCGGGCTACGCGAACCTCAACCCCGTGTTCGACCAGATCGCCCAGCTGCGTCAGAATCAGGACCAGTTCGTGGACGTGACCATCGTTGGAGAGGTCAGCGGCTGCGACGCCTACACGAACAAAAATGGCGGGCTTGCCGCATCCTGTTCGGTCAGCGCCAGCGCCGTCGCCATCACGAACGTGAGGCAGAAGGGCGGCGGACAGTCGCAGGGCTACGGCGCTCAGGGCGGCTACACGCAGCAGCCGCAGGGCGGATACCAGCCGTCGCAGCCACCGGCCTCAGACCCGTGGGCCAACGGCGGCAGCGCCCCGGAGTCCTGACATGTTGCATTTGTATCACGATGAGACGCCGCCGGACGTGGAACCTGTCTGCCCTACTCACGGATGCCCCGTGTATCCGGCAAGGCCGATCCCATGCCCGCAGTGCGCGGAGGAAGCCGACGAAATAGTCGAAGAATACGGATTGGAGCGATGATGGCGAATCCAAGTAAAAGCAAAGGCACAAGCCTTGAGATGTGGACGGTGCGTTACCTCGCGTGGGCGTTGCAGGACACGCGCATCGACCGCATGCCGTTGCACGGCAACAACGACCAGGGCGATCTGATCGGCGTCATGTTCCACGGCGAACCGGTATGCGTGGAATGCAAGGACACGCACCAGCCGAACTACCGCAAACACTGGCGGGAGCTCAAAGTGGAGATGGCGAACATGGACACGCCCTACGGCGTGCTCGTCCAACACCGCAGGGGCGTGGGCGTGAAAAGCCTCAAGGGCATGGCCCGACAGATGGCGATTCTGAGCGTGGACGTGCTTGAACGGTTCCTCGCCGTGTTCTCGGAGCTGGGCGAGGAGCACGCGCTCTTCGCCGTGCGCCTGCGCCGCGAGTTGAAGCCGGTGCCCAACAATCCGACGCTCGTGTGGATGCCGCTCGAACGGTTCGCGCTCCTGTTGAATGACGGCCTGCCGTTGGGACCGGACGATGGCCAGGACTAACCCGCACGCCTACATCGGTGGTAGCCGTCGCACTGGTTCGCATGGCGGCTACCACCGCAAGCTCAAAACCAACAGTGAGGGGCCGAAGCCCAGCGAGATAATCGCCGCCAGCCCCGAACTGCTGGCGTTGATAGCCAAATACAGGAGAGGTAAGAGAAGGAGGCCGACTGATGCGCATGAGGCTCATCAAACCGGAGATGTGGAGCAGTGACGATTTCATCTCGCTGTCCGATTTCGGCCAGCTCATGTGGGTTGGTCTCATCAACTACGTGGATGACAACGGCGTTGGCAAGAACAATGTTCTGGACATCGCCGCCGACGTGTTCCGCAAACGTCTTGCCGACGACCCTTCCGAGACTTTTCGGAATATTACGGAAAGTCTCGGAGAAATGCAGAAGCGTGGCATGGTGACATTGTACGAGGCTGAAATCGACGGCAAGACGGTCAGTCTGCTGTTTTTGACGAACTGGGATCGCCATCAGAAGATAAGTCACCCGGCGAAGCCTCGTTTTCCGCGTCCTGAAGCCGATTCCCAAACACTTCCGAAGATTACGGAAGATTACGGTAATCCTCCGAAGATTACGGAAGATTACGGTAATCCTCCGAAATCTTCCGCTCTAATCAGGGATCAGGTATCAGGTAATCAGGTATCAGGTAATCAGGTATCAGGTAACAGGGAAACGCGCGAGGCCGAACCGGCCCCGCAAGAGAGCGCCGACGAGGATTATCCCATCGAGTTCGAACAGTTCTGGCAGACCTATCCGCGGCATGCCGGCAAACGCAAGGCGTACGCGGCTTGGCGGAAGGCGCGGCGGAAAACCAACAACACGTTCCTGCTCGCCAAAGCCCAGCAGTACGCCGCCGACCCGAACCGTGAGCCCGGCTACACGCTCACCCCGGCTAACTGGCTGGACGGCGAGCATTGGGACGACGACCCGCTGCCGGCCAAACCCGAGCCGACCGCACGCCCCTCGCCATCGGCGTGGAACCGTTCGCAGGCCAATCAGGATGCGAACGCGGCGCTGATAGCCCACTATGCGGCCGAAGAAGCCGCCGAAAACCGATCACTGGAAGGAGTCCTGACATGCTGACGCTCAAGGAGAGCACGCTCGTTCTGGCGAAGATTCGCGTGCATCACGGCAACGCGGCCATCACCGACCTGGAGGCTCGCACGTTCCACGAGGAGCTTCGCGCGGACATGACGCTCGGCGAGGCGTTGGAGGCGGTGAAGCGCTTCTACGCGGACAGCAGCACGGGCCGTTGGTGCGGTTCGGGCGATGTGAACGCGATCGTGCGCCGGATGCGTAACGATGCGAAGCCCTCGGAGGCGCAGATCGCGGAGGAATGCGAGGCGCGGGGACTGGAGGGCGATAGGGCGTGGATGTA